GGCCCTCACCTCTGTTGGTGGCTACCTCGATGTCAGCGCCGACTTCCAGGCCCCGGCCCTCACCTCGGTTGGTAGCTACCTCGATGTCAGCGCCGACTTCCAGGCCCCGGCCCTCACCTCGGTTGGTGGCTCCCTCTACGTCCGCGCCGACTTCCAGGCCCCGGCCCTCACCTCGGTTGGTAGCTACCTCGATGTCAGCTTCATCATCGGGGCTGTGCTTGATCCCGAGTTGGAGAAGGTCTTGTGGGAACTGGGCAATGGTAAGAAGTGGACCATGACCGATGCTGCTTCGGACTTCATGCTGGCCCGACAGGGCAACGTCACCTACAAGATCAACGATGTGCAGTTTGACAAGGGTTTGTTCCACAAGATCCGCGCTGGCGAGATCACCGCCGCCGAAGTCTTTGTGCTGCCTAACATGGAGCAGCGCCGGGTGGCCTACGAGTGCATGGATAAATCCAAAATGGCAGATCTGGACGGCCTGGAAATACTCCACGAGGTCGCCGACGATGGCCACGGCTACCCGATGAGGGTCGTTCAATTCAGTTTGCCGGACACCCCCCAGCCGTTCCGATACCTGAACTGCCACTGTCCCTCTGGCGGTCGCGAATACTACTTAGAGATACAGCAAACGGATTGCTGGGCGGCGAAGGCTGCGAGTTTCGGTCTGCCGGCAGATGTCGAGTGGATTGCGGAATATTGACAAGCAAGGAGCCAAAGCACCGGCCCCGTAATTTACTGGAGATCTTATGACTCGCCAAGAGCACCTACTCGTCATCCTGGCGGAAGAATGCGCCGAGGTTGCCCACCGTTGCAGCAAGGCGTTGCGGTTCGGGTTGGATGATGTTGCACCAGGGCAGGCGTTGACAAACGGGGAGCAGATCCGCAAGGAACTCATGCACCTCTTAGTTGTGGCTGGATACCTGAACGACGAGGGCTTGGATCTGAGCCACGATCAGGATGTGTCGAATGCCAAGATCGATGCTGTTGAACTTTGGCTGGAGCACTCCAGGAAGAAAGGGACGCTCCAAGTATGAGCTTGTCTCTCCGTAAATACCAGCAGGAAGGCGTGGCGCAGATACGTCAAAATATTGCTCGCGGCGACCAGGTTATCTGTTACCAGGGGCCGACCGGATCAGGAAAGACGCGGATCTTCTCTTACATCACGTACCACGCTGCCGCAAAGAACAACGACACTATGATAATCGTTCATCGTAAAGAATTATTAAGACAAGCTCACGACTCGCTTTCAGATCTCGGTGTGCATCACGGATTAATCAGCCCACTTTTCACACCTGACCCATTTTCAATGACTCAGGTGGCGTCGATTGACACGCTGAAAAACCGCTATCTGAAAATGGCTCGTATCCCAAAAATAATCATGGTTGACGAGGGGCACCACTCGGTGAGTCCTACCTGGCTGAAGGTGCTTTCGTATTTCATTTCCAAGGGATCGCGCATCATTCTGTTTTCTGCGACACCGAATCGGCTTGATAATCGGGGGCTTGGTAAATCGTCGGGCGGTCTGTGCGATAGTTTGATTGTTGGTCCGCAGCCGCAGGAGCTTATCGACATGGGCTTCCTGGCTTACCCGAAGATCTACCGACCTACTCTGGCCTCCCCGGAAAACCTGCATTCTAAGTTCGGGGAGTTCAAACAGGACGAGGCCTCCGATATGATGGACAAACCGACCATCATCGGGGATGCCGTCAAGTCGTATTCCAGCATCTGCCCGAACAAGCCGACCATTGTTTTTGTTCCGTCGCTAAAAATGGCCGAACATGTGCAAACCCAATATCGTGCAGCCGGATACCAGGCTGCCATGGTCGACGGCTCGATGCACGACAACGAGCGGAAAGGCCGGTTGCTCGCCCTCGGCAACGGCGGCCTGCATATCCTTATAAGCTGCCAGTTAATAGACGAGGGCGTTGATGTGCCTATCGTTGAAGGTATCCAGTTGCTAAGCCCTACCATGTCCCTTGGTCGGTTCTTGCAGCGGGCCGGTCGCGGTGCTCGTATGTTCAAGGGAAAAGACGGCTATTTTTTGCTCGATCATGTCTGCAACACGTTCTACCCGAATATGACGGTGAACCACGGAGACCCGGCTTGGAACAGGGAATGGTCGCTGGAAGGTGAGCCGAAGAAAAAAAAGCAGCCACAGGAAGCGAGCAAGCCGTTTTCTCAATGTCTCACATGCTACCGAGTTCATGCCAAAGCGCCGGTATGCCCTTACTGTGGGTATCGGTATGAAACCAACGGCAGGTCGCCAGAGCAGGTTGACGGTCAACTGGAAGCCATGGACCCGGCAACACTGGCCCGCCTCTCCGAGATCGAAAAGAGCCGCACTTTGTACGCCCGAATGAACGAAGAAAAGGCTTGCAAGACTTACGAAGATTACGCAGCCCTAGCCAAGAAGCGCGGATATTTGTCTTCATGGGCGGGCATCCGATGGGCGGCTAAAAAGAAACGCATGGCCCCGGCACTGCCGGGCATCTAAGGAGGCGTCACCATGGAACACCAGAAAACCCGAAAAGAAATGATGGACGAATGCGAGTCGTTGGAGGATTATCAGCGCCTGGCCGAGAAGCTGAATTACAAGCCGGGGTGGGCCGCGCATGTATGGCAGGCCCGGCAGGCCAAGGAAGCACAACAATGAAATGTCAGCGCTGCCAAGGAACAGGCAGAAACATCACCGCCCTGCCGATCAAGGCGAAGATGCCCGGAACACTGCCGGGTCTCGACCGCTTCAAGTTGGTGCAGCCGCTTTGCCCGGCCTGCGGCGGGACGGGAAGGAGTATAGCCGATGAGTGAGAAAGACGTCCAAACATCTATCCTATTGGCCCTCGGCAAGCATCCCGGCGTGCGATTATTTAGAAATAATTGCGGGAACGCCGTTACCGGCGCCCGCTACATCCGCATCGACAAACCGACCACCGTCACGCTGCAGGCCGGCGACTGGATCGTCAAGAACGGCCGCCGTATTCAGTTCGGGCTCCAGGTCGGAAGCGGGGATCTTATCGGCATGCGCCGGCTCGACGGCGTGGCGCAGTTCCTCTCTGTCGAGGTCAAAGACACCAAGGGCAAGCTTACCGCTGAACAAGAGAACTGGCTGCAGTTCGTGCGGAGCTTTGGCGGCTGCGGTATCGTCGCCCGGTCGGCCGAGGAAGCTGTTGCTCAGGTCGTCACGGCGGAGCTGGGGCTGTAGATGGACGACCTTGAGGTGAAGCACTACCGGAAGTTCAGAACCGGGTTTTCCTACAAGGAAGTCTCCGACATGCTGTGGAGCTACGATGAGGATCCGGCAACCTGGCACATCTCGAACGCCACCGGCTACAAGGTCGAAGGGAAGCGCCCGAACACAGTCAAACGTGTCGGCACCCGGCGTCATTCCATCCTCGGCAAGTGGCGCGAAATCAAGCTGGATATGTGGGCGCGGGTGCTGAACGAGTGCGGCGGGCTTGAGCGGTACATTGAGTGGCAGAATCAGGCCGCAGATGTTTTTTGATGCAATGAATTCCCGAGGGCACCGATGAGCACAATCCACGATTTCCTGCAAGCCATCCAAGAAGCCGGCATAGGCACGCCCACGGAGATAATACCCGATGGCAAGCTTCACCGCTTCGATTGCCCCGGCGACAAACCGAAGACCAAGAAGGGCTGGTACATCCTATTCGACGGCGAACCGCTGGCGGGCAGCTTTGGCCGCTGGCAAGGGCTTGACAACGGCTCTATCACCTGGTGCGGCAAAGTAACCCGCACCCTCAGCCCTGAGGAAAAACGCGCCTACGCCAAACGCATGGACGAGGCCCGCCAACAACGCGAGGCCGAGTCTGCCCGGGTGACGGCCGAGTGCCGCGCCTGGTGTGCCCGCATATGGGAGTCTGCGCCTGAGGCACCCGCGACGCACCCGTACCTGTCCCGCAAGCGGATCCCCGCCAACGGCCTGCGCCTGCTACGGACCAGCGACGATGACGGCGCGCTGATGGTCCCGGTGAAAGACTCGGCAAGCGTCATCCAAGGCATGCAGTTCATCTCTCCTGACGGCTCCAAGAAATTCAAGACCGGCACGGCCAAGGCCGGCAACTGCTACCGTATCGGCACCGTCAAAGACGACACGATTATTATAGCGGAAGGATTCGCAACCGCAAGCAGTGTCCACCAGGCCACCGGCCATTGCGTCCTGGTGTCGTTCGATGCCGGCAACCTGCAGCCGGTCGCGGAGCTGATCCGGTCGAAACGCCCCGGCATGCGCATCATCCTCGCCGCGGACAACGACGCATGGGTGAAGATCACCGACGACCAGGGCGCCGTCGAGTACAAGAAGGTTCCCTGCAACGTCGCCGGCAAGCGCAGGGTGAATACCGGCGTTGTGAAGGCCACCGAGGCCATGACGGCGTGCTCCGGCGTGCTGGCGGTCCCGGCCTTCCGCGATGTCTCCGCGCACCCCACCGACTGGAACGACTTGCATCTGCAAGAGGGGATCGAGGCGGTCGCCGCTCAGTTCGACGCCGTGATGAATCCGCAGGAGTCTCAATACGAAGAGCACCACGAAGCAATCGAGCCGATGCAGTATGAGCAGCCGGAAGAACCGGATCAGGAGCGGCAGCCGTTTCAGTGCCTCGGCTACGAGCACAACACCTACTACTACCTGCCGCGGGGAAGCAACCAGGTCATACCGTTGCGCGCCGAGCAGCACGGCAAGAGCCACCTGATCACCCTTGCGCCGATCAACTACTGGGAGGCAGGGTATCCGGCCAAGTCCGGAGCCAACTACGACGCGGCCGCCAATGCCTTGATTCGCTTTCAGGAACGCAAGGGCGTCTATGACCCTTCCCGTCTGCGCGGTCGAGGCGCATGGGAGGACGGCGGCCGCTCAGTGCTGCATCTCGGGAACTTGATGTACGTGAACGGGTCGCAACACCATCCGCATGAGATCAGGTCGCATTACATCTACGAGGCGGCCCCCTCGATGGAGTACGACACGCCATGCAAGGCGCTTGGCACGCCCGAGGCGAACCGGTTCGTTACGCTCTGCGATCAGTTGATGTGGGAGCGCCCCATCTACGGCCGCCTGCTGGCCGGGTGGTGCATCATCGCTCCGATCTGCGGGGCCTTGAAGTGGCGCCCGCACGTTCACCTGACTGGAGGGGCCGGCGTGGGAAAATCTTGGACCGTTAGCAATATCGTTGCGCTCTCAGTCGGACCGGCCGCTCTCCAGGTGGTGGGTTCGACAACGGCGGCCGCGATCCGGCAGACCCTTGGCGCCGACGCCCGGCCGGTGATTCACGACGAGTTCGAAGCCGAGGAGCAGGTAGGAATGAAGCGCATCCAGGAAGAACTAGAGCTTGCCCGCGCCTGTTCCTCAGATTCCGAAGCTCTCACCCTGAAGGGTGGCGCCGATGGTCGCGCCAAGGTGTACCGCAGCCGGGCCGCGTTCTGTTTCTCCAGCATCGGAGTGAACATGAGTCAGCAAGCCGATGTTTCCCGGGTGACAGTGCTCTCGTTGCGGAAGGACGAGAAACAATCAGAGCAGGAACGCCAGGTGCATTTTGACAAGCTGGTTGCCGCCTGGTCGGAAACCATGACGGAAGAATACTGCTGCGCCCTCCGCGCCCGCACCGTCCACATGATACCGACGATCCGAAAGAACGCCGAGACATTCGCCCGGGCCGCCGCGGTTGATGTTGGGACGCAGCGCACCGGCGACCAGTTGGGTGCCATGCTGGCCGGGGTCTACTCGCTATTCAGCATGGGCGAGGTAACGCTGGAGAAGGCCAAGGAGTGGATCAAAAACCAGGATTGGAGCGAGTACGCCGTCAAAGAGGACCAGATGGATGAGCAGCGCTGTCTTGCGAAGATCATGCAAACGGTCATCCGCGCGCAGGGCGAAAAAGGAATCTGCTACGACCAGAGCATCAGCGAGCTGATCAGCATCGCGCAGCACGGGCTACGTTCACATGAGGGGATCTCGGAACTCAGCGCCGACGCCGTGCTGAAGCGCCACGGTATCAAGGTGTCGCCGTACGATGGCACGTTCGCGATATCGAACACGCACATTGCCATTGAGAAATGCCTGGAAAAAACGCCGTGGTCGAAGAACTGGCCGCAGTTGTTGGCCCGGCTGCCGGGGTCGGAGAAGACGGGGAGTATCCGGTTCTCGGCGGGGATCGTTACGAAGGCGGTGCAGTTGCCGCTGGATATGTTGGGATAAGGAGGAAGCACCATGCCAGTTATTTTTTACACTCACGACGAGTACAAGGCACTCAATGAGAAATGGGCCGAGGATAATTCGCGGCTCGCTATGGTGCTGTGCAGAGAGGCTACAGGTCTTGGGTGCGTCAACTCCACTGCGAGCGCTAATGACCGCCTGGCCTACTGTGACAAGTGCCCTGCTGGCGAGAACTGCCGGCAGGAGCTCAAGGAATATTCTAAGTAATTTCAACATACCCGCCCAGCTCACTGGTAAATTTCAGCGACATGGTTTAGTGGGCAACTTAACCCGCTGGGCGGTCACAGGCCCTGCTCTCTGCCGGATTGGCCGGATCACGGGGAGCGGGGCCGCATATCAGGAGGTTGCCAGTGCTTTGCAATTTATCCGTAAACATGACGCACACAAAATGCGCCACCATGAAGGGCAACACGTCGTGCGGGCAATGCCCCGGTGCGGGGACGGAGCTGATCACCTTCGACGAACCGACCTATGAGGCGCTGCGGGAGCTGGCCGAGTTTGAGGGCGTATCCGTGAAGGTGGCGCTGGAACGCTGGGTGACTGAATTGGCAACGGACCTACGGCGCCGAGAAGAAAGGAGAGTTGAGAATGTGTAAGGCACGGGGGTGTCTCGCTAAGCTGTTCAACCAGGCCACAAGGCCGCAACCAACAGGAGGAAGCACATGTTAACCCAGCAAAGAGCAACGCAACTGACCACCGGCTTGAAGATCACCCTCAACCAGATCGAACTGGCCGCGGTCAACGACCCGAGCGCCATATCCGGTCATGTGGGACAGGCGCGGGAAATGCTCGCCGAGATGGAGGAAGGGCTGAACAGCGGGCCGGAGCCCGCCGCCACTACCGCGGCTTCTTCACCGGAGCCGGAGCCCGGAGCCGCAGCGTCAACGCCTGCGTAGCGTAGTAGAAACATTTGTCCTTGTCGTCTTCTTTACACTGAGGTCCGCCATGTACGCCGACGATTTCAAAATGTCGCTGTACATGGCGGACCTTTTCGACCAGGCCGGCAAGGGCGCCCTCTACATTTTCCCCGGCGAAATATGCGATATTGTACCCTTCCTCGAACTCGATGTTTCTCATTTTGGGCCTCCTAAGCCTATGCCGAGTTTGTCGGCTTTCTCCAGGTTCTCGTCCATTCTCTCGAACACATCCTTGCTCCAGTCCTTGCCGACGAAATCGATCAGCTCAACGGATTCGCGGGCTTCCTGCTGAGCTTCCTCCAAAGAATCTCCGAATCCGATAGCCTCAGCCACCAGGGAGCCGTCCTTCTGCGGGATACGGTAATAGAGACCGTCGACATCGTTCTTGTAGAACTGGCGCGGGAGTACCCGTGAAAGGTTCTTGTCCTTGATCTCCAGGGCAACGGCCTCGTCGTTCGCGCTGCTGCTGCTCAAGATGATCTCGGCGCAGTATTCCTTGACCGGCACCGGGCGTACCGGCTCGCCCGTGGCCATGGAGTACATGACTTCAGTGATGTTCTTGTAGCCGCGCACCAGCACGCCGGAGGGGGGGCAGCCGAACCTTTGACAGGCATCCCCGAAGTACCCAGTGAGCTTTCCGTTCACCTTGCCAAAGCGGATCTCCGACGACCGAGCCGATCCGCACCCGCTCTTCGCGAACACCGGTCGCATGGCGTCGGTCACCACCCGCACCGGCGCCGGCAGCTTCCCATACTCCATGAAGCGCCCGCCGTAGCCGTCACCTTTAACTTCCGGCCCGTAACAGCCAACTTCCAGAAACTTCCCGCCGGCAAAACTCCAATCGTCCCCCATTTCAACACCCTTGTCGCCTGGGAACACAGGCTCTTCGACGAGAAAGAGCTGCTGCTCTCGGAAGCAGTCCAGGTCGGCGCTCATCTTTGTCAAGGTGGAAAACGCCAGAGGGAGCGTCTTGACGTGGAAGGTCTCTTTGATGCCGCGGCTGTCGTTATTCAGCTTCACCCAAACGTCGGGGTGCTTCTCCAGGTAGTCGTAGAGCGCGGACATGCCAACGATCTTCTTGTGTGGGGCCACCGGGAGCCCCCGTTGCGCCAGCACCTTGCGGAGATGGAACCGATCGGCCTCCAGCATTTCGGCGGCGAACCCGCACCCGTAGACGGCCTTACCCCGGCGGCGTAGATCGTCCTGCAGGTCCCCGAAGCCGACATCGGGGAACACGAACACGTCCACCTCGTCGATCCCCTCGAAGAAGTGCTGGATGCGGGTGACGCCGGGGAGCCCTTCGCCCAGACGGGTCTGGTGAGGCTTGGCGAAGGCTGACACCCAAGGGGTGAAGTATTCGACGGTCCCGACATCCTCGGCCACGCGCATGGCGATGTGCATGAACAGGCCCAAGTCGAAGAACCGCCACCGCTGTTTTGAAAAAGGTTTCTTAACCATCTACTCGCTCCTTAAAATGTCGGAATACCGTTCGCGCTCTTCCTGCTCCAAACCATGGGAGTTGCGGAACTTCTTGCGGAATGTCGGCTTTATCTGGTCTGTAACGCTCGACGGCGCATTCTCCATGATATTGGCGAGTTGGTCAAGCGGCATCTTCTCGACTTTCTTCATGTCGAGGGGGAGCTTTTGCCGGAGAAACGGGACATCTTGAGCAAACCCGCCCTTGCGAGGAACTGTGACTTCTCCACCAAACTTGTCCATTTTGTTAGCTATCTGGGGGAGCGACGAAGGTAATATCAGCGACTCAAGGAGCCTGCGGGAATAGTAACTCATCCCCTCGTACGATTGGGCCGCCTGGTAGAGCCTCAGGGGAGAACTCACAAAGGGCACCTCCTCCGCAACTCCCATTGCCGCATCCTGGACACCTTCGGCAAAACCATGATCATTTCTTTCGTAAGGTTCACCTTTGCGTGCCGCTTTCTCTTCACGCTTGTCCTCGCGTCTCTTGTTTAAATCTTCTACGTGGTGAATCATTGAGCCAACTTGGATCACAGATAGCCCAGGAAAAGACAGAAGATTGGCTGGCGCATTCACGCCGAAGATTCGAGCTTCTCCCGGCTTCAGGTCATGGACTTTACGCTTTTCGCCTCTCTTATAAAAACCGCCGAACTCCTTGTAAAGGGCGTACCCGATGCCAAGGAGAAAGACACCTATGCCTGCCCTGTTGAGGTTTTTGGCAAAGTTCTCTTTCTCTTCCTCCGTCATCTCGTCGACGGCTTCCTGGTACGCCTGGCCAATGGTGCGGCCAAAAATCTCTTTAGCCTTCGCGGTCTTGCCGGCCCTCATGGCCGCCGCTGCAAGCTGGGTGAGTGCCTTGACGGTCCCGACCGGGGGGATGTAGGAAAAGGTTTCCCCGACAGCATTCAGAGGCACTTTCATGACAGGCTCTTGAGCTTCAATCAGGGACGCCGACAACATGCCGCCAAGCCCATGTTTTTTAAGCTGCCCTATGCCTGATCGCCAAATGTTGTTGACCACGTTATCGGCCATAAACTGAGCTTCGTTTGCGTCGGCTTCGGCTGCCGTGAAGATAAGATGCCTAACTATTTCGTCATTCATATTCCAATCGTTTCGGATTGCCCATTCGGTTCTGTATTGGAGTGACTTATAGAACTCTTGGATGTACGCAATCGATTTCAGAGCACTATGCGCCCTGCCGGGAAAGTCCAGAACATACTCGGCGTGGTCAAGCGGTGTCACACCCCACGATGCCAACTCTATCCCGCCTTTTTTGTGTTTGGCGTATTTTATCTGAATACCATCTTTACCCTGTTTTAAACGGTCCCAAAAGTTGCGGTACATTTCACTTCTGAACAACTGGACGTATCCGGCTGCCTCCGCTTTTACATTCAGCCCCGAACCGTGCCGCGGTGCGCCCTCGTAAATCTTCCTGAGAGGGGGGAGTAACCTTATGGCAGAGGCCATCGCGTTGCCCGCAGTTGCAAAGCCTGGACGCCACACTGCGGCAGACGCACTTATTTTCCAGATCACACCAAGGGTAGAAAAGATAGCTCCGCGCTGGGCCTTCTTTTGGAACTCCAGGTATTTCTCAAGTTTGCCCCGATTCTGTCTTTCAAGCCGGTACACCTCGGCATCGACTTGTTCCTTCAGTTTCGCAACTCGCTCCTTGAGCCTTTCGGACTCCGGGTCCATCTGGAGCACCCGCCGCGCCCGCTTCTCGAAGTTGCCAGTTGTCAACATTTCCTGAAGGTCGGCGGCACGCTTCATGGTCCTGGTCTTGTACGCTTTGAGCGCGGCTTCCATCGGGTCTTTGGTCGGGCGGGCGTCCTTCTGCATCTGCTTAAACTGCTCGGCCAGGGCATCACGGCGCGCGCGGAGCATCTTTAGAGCGGGTGTTTCTACCGCAGGGGCACCTTTGGGCCGGGGTTTCAGGTCGTACTGTGCGATTCTGCGCTCATAATCGCTGATCGACTTCTGTACCGCACTCTCGGCAGCCCTGACGCGCTGCTCGTCGGACATGCCCTTCTTGCCCTCGATCTCGTCGAGCGACTTCTTGAGCCGGTCACGAACAGCCTTCAGTGTGTTGGCCTCCTCGTCGTACTTCAGGCCGATTACCTTCTTACCCGCCTTCTTGCCGGTCTTCAGCTCTTCGGTGATGTCATGGATCTGGTTCTTGAGCCGGGTCTTGGCCGCGTCGAGCGCCGTCTTCCACTGCTGCTCCGGAGAGCGGGTCGACGTGGAGTCGATACCACTTTCCCGCATGGCCTCCTTGATCTCCTTTTGCAACTCGCGCACCTTCTCTGACACTGCGTCACGCTGCAGTCCGGAATGCGCGGGGATAACACCGTCTTCGGCGTCTTCAAGAGCGGAGATAAGCCGCATCTGACGGCGAGCCTCACGCAGGTTCACGTTGATCTCGTCCTGGGACATTTTGAACGACTCGCCGTACCCTGATATCGCGTCTCGGATGTCGCGGGGCTCCAGGTCAGGGATATCCTTCAAGTCCTCGTAGATGTCGGCAATTATCTCCTTGGCGTCGGTGATGCCGGCAATCACCCGGTTGCGCGCCATCTCTGCCAGTACCACGGCCATCTCGGGGTCGATGTTCATGGAAAGCTTGCCGGCCATCACCCTGAACTTGTCGGCAAGCGAATGGAACTCGGCATCCATACCGGAGCGGTCGGCCTTCTTCGCCGCGCGCCGGCGCTTCACTTCCGGTGGCGCCGCATCCTCTTCGTTGCGCATCTGCCGGACCCGGCGCTGTGCCTCCAGTTCGGCAATACGTTCTTCGTGCGCCTTGGACTGCGCAAGAGCCTCTTCGAGCTGCTTGGTAAGCGACTCGATCCGCGCTCGAATCTCCTCTGGGATTTCTCTCTTGCCAATGGCTGCCCGTACCCTGTTAGCGGTCCTGATGTAACTGTAATCTTCAGCCATGAGTAGCTGTCTCGCTCGTCCAGACGCGCTCCATTCGGTACCTACACGCCGGGCTGCAACATCGTTGTCGTTAAAATTATCCTCAAGGGCCGCAAGACGCTGCCGGAGTTTGAGCGCCCTGTCAGAATCACCGGACTCCTGGGCTTCGATAAGCAATTCCATGACGGAGTTGCTGTCGTTGCGGATCTTAACCCGGTCGTGAAGAAGCGCAACCTGTTCGGCTGCTGAGATCGGCCGGGGCTTCTCGGCCAAAGCCTTCGCCTGTTCCCTAGGGTCATAACCGGGATCATTGACCAGTTTCATCCCCTCGGCGTAGGCAACCGGGTCAGTGTACTTCATGTGCTGCTCAACCGGGTCAAGACCGCGTTCTGCCCGTTCCTCTTCAGTTACCGCGTTTTTGGTGCTGGTGGTGCGCTGGTCTTCCTCCTGTAGTTCGCCGGCCACGGGTTCAGGTTCCACTGCTGCCGGTTCTGGCTGCGCTGAAGGTGCTGACATCTTCATAAACTGCTGCTCGATCTCGTCGGCGCGGGCTATCCACTCATCGGCCGCCGACAAGTCGCGGGCTTCGACGGCCTTGTCGGCTTTGTCCAGGGCGTCAAGGTACCGCTCTCGCATAGCCTTCTTGATGTCCCGGCCAACGGCGCCGACTTCGTTCCCGACGATCCGCTTTACCCGTTCAAAGGTGGCTTCGACCATGCCTTTGAACTTCTGCCAGAGGTCGCCCAGTTTCTCGCGCATCGCCCGGGCGAAGTCCTGCCATTTGCGTGCTCCTTCCTCGTAGGCAGCGCGGCCTATGGCTTCCAGGTGCGGCATGGCTTCCCGGCCAGCCTTGGCGAGTTTGCGAAGGGATTCGTAGGCTTGTTGCAGGCCCATGAAGTCAAGGGTCTGCTGCCCGTTGTGCTTTGCAATAACCCGGTCCAGCACGCCTCCTGTTACGCTCTGGCGCATCGGCATAACGATTGCCACCACTTCGCCGTTTTCCACGGAAATAACCGATTCATCTGGGCCATTTATGCGGATTTCCGCTTTAGGAAAGTGCTGTTTTGCATAAACGTAGTATTTTTGGTCTACATCCGCCGTTTTCCCCTCGGCATCTTTGAGCCTCACATACCCGTTTTCATCCTTGCCGAGTTTTATCGGCTGGTCGGAACTGGCCTCGAACTTGCCGTTGTCGAGCTTCTTGTCACCCGCTCCAAATGCCGTGAAAATAGTTTTTGTGACGGGCTTGCCTCTGGTCGGTTTGGGGGTGACTCGGTTAATAGCGTCTTGGTTCTCCTCGGGAGTTCTTCCCGCAAAACGGTCTCCTTCTTTGCCCTTGAAAGGAACTTGCTCTTTACCCTTGACCATGACATGGCCGTTGCCGTGCCATAGGCCATTGGTGGCCGGCATCTGAAAACCACCTTCCAGACCTTCGGCCTTTACTGCACTCGGTTTCGGTGGGTTGCCGTATCCGGTTTTACCGCCCCTGGATTCAGCAGCAGGGAACAACTTGTCTACTTGAGCCTTGAACGCCTTGAGTGCGCCTTTGGTATTGTAGACCTCGAACGTGCCGTCATCAGGAACGTGGATTGTCACATAGGCGTCGGCATCGCGGAGCGCCTGCTGTGCGTCCTTAACGAGCGGTTGAATCCGGTCTTGGTCTGCCGTGGCAACATCAAGGGCTTTCTGAAAGGTGTCAACCTGCTCCTGCCGGTCTTCGGGGGAGTGGTCCTTAAATATCTCGGGGTTCTGCCAGAGTTCCAGTTTACTGGCTGCTTCGGCCTTGCGCATATTCGCTGCCGTGAGGCCGCCACGAAGCTCGTCTAGTTCGTTTCTCAGTGCAATCTGCTCACGACTGTTATCGTCCGGAGCGGACTTCACCGCCTCCTCAATATTCGCCAACAGGTATTTCTTCTGCTCCTTCAGCGGGGTCCCTTCACCCTTGGCAGTCTTCACAGCCTCCTTCACCACCTCTGCCGCCGTGTCGGGAACGGCGGGTTCAGGCGTTACCCGGGCGGATTCGTAGGCGGAGCGGGCGGCTTCTGTGGTGGGTTCTACGGCCTCGACAGGCGCTTCCTCCGGCAAAGTGCCGGTGAGCACCTTATTGAGCCGACCGGGCATCTTGCGGATATACTCCAGCGCTTCGGTCATCTTGTTGTCAGCGGCATCCATTTTCTTACGGTTGCGGTCGGTGGGAAACCGGGCAGGGCCGACGATCATCGCACTCATGACGTTGCCGTGGGAAGACAGGTAAGCCCGGCTCATGTCGCCGTACTTTGCCGCCATGGTGTTAAATGTGTCGATGAAAGCGGCTTGTCGGTCCTCGTCGGCCTCGTTGTACCGCTTCTCGAACTGCTGCCAGATGTCCGTGAGTTCCTGGCGGAAACCTTCCCTGAACGACTGGCCGCGCCTCTCGGGGGAATGCGACGTGCCGTTAAATGCTCTGTTGGCGAGGTCTGAGGGGATTGAGGGAATGGTAACGGGCGGGGCGCTCGGATTCTCCGCCTTCTCCAACCCCTTATCAATAGCTTCCTGCATCCCAACACTGAACGCGTCCTCTCGTTCCCGCTCCGCTTCCAGCACCTCCTGCTTCTTCCCCAACTCATCGGCCTTCTTCTCGATCACCTTCATCTGCCGGTCCAGTTCCCGCCGCGGCACCATCGCGCTGCGGCGGTCCTTCTCCCTCTTGGCCCGGAGGGTGTTCAGTTCGGTTTCCAGTGCGCGGATGTCGTCTTCGATTTCGGCAGCGAGTTGGGCGGTGGGGGCATCGTAGTTGTCGGCCGGTTCAGGTTCGGCGTCCATCTTACGGGCAGCATCCGCTATCTTCTCGTTCGCGGCTTTCCTCTTGACTTCCTGCTGCTTGCCTTGAAGGGTGTTGGGGTCTTTTGCACTGCGCGGGTCTGCCGGTATCGTCTTCGCGCCCTCGTTCTTCGCTTCCTGAACCACCACCGGCTGCTCGACGGGCGGCCCATCCCCGACTAGGCCGGTCGGGCGGCCTTTCGCCTCCGGTTTCGCTGCTTCCGTAGGTCGTTCCACTCCAGCGCTAGCGGGAGGAGTAGCGACACCATCACCAGAAAGAGAAACGTTATCACCCACACCTCCATGTACTGGCTTTGATCCATCTTGCACCTCCTGTGCGGGTCTATACCCGTACAGGGCAGCTTTAGCCTTAGCTGCCATAGCTTTAGTCTTCGCGTAATCCTTGATGGTGTCGGGGTTTATATGCTTGCCTCTAAGCATCCGGCCTTCACCGTTTTCAGGGTTATATAGTCCACCCTCAGTGCCGCGCCCCTTCTCTTTTGGATTCTCCCGGTATTCGGTGTAGCCAGCATCGAACAACTCGTCAATTTTGGCGGCAAGGTTGGAATCACCAATCTTAACTGCCTCTGCGTCTTTCTTGGCGCGGCTGTGCGCTTTTGCCGACTTTGTGTGCGCGTCGATCAACCCTTCCTTCGCCGGGTCGAGTCCGCCCCAATCCATGAGCGCTTCCCACGTCTTGCCTTGCAGTTTCGGGAGTTTTACACCTGTTGCCGCCGTGAACGCCTGCTTACCCTTCTCGTTCAAACCATTGGCGAGATACTGAAGACGTCGGGCATCTTTATTCTGGACAGCATCGGCAAAGTCCCGGTGGAAGCCAGACAAGTCTTGTCCGAGGCTATCGGCATAATTTTTGGCGATCTTGTCTCTTTCTGAGCCGTCAGGCTCAATCTTACCGCCAGTGACCTTGCCCCACTTCGGGCCGTCCGATTCAAGGCTGAGAGGGGCGAATTTTGTGTCTTCCTGTTTTGCCACTTCATTCGTGGCCTTATTCAGATCCTGCGAATGCAGTTCCCCCCCGTCGATCTCCTCAAACTTCGCAAACGTGGCAGGGTCGTTCTCCTTAAGCCACGTCTTGGCCTCGGCACGGGTCATAAACTCGCCGTCGCCCGCCACAAAACCGCGCTCGGCGTCCGCGGGAAGGTCCTCATTTGCCGCTAAGACCTCGGGGTGTGTGCTTCCGGCCTCTCCGACAACGGTGTCCTGGCCGGATCGTATGGCTGGCTTGAGAGATACTGCCGGTACTTCGTCAAGTCCAGGTTCAGCGTCGACGGGCGGCTGCTCGACGGGCTCTGCTGCTGGAGCCTTCTTTGCTCTCGTTCTCTGTTTCTTATCAACCTTCTGCTCCTGTGCTACGGGTTCGGGTGTTGCTTCCGCTGCAGGTTCGTCCTCGATCAGCCACCGGCTGGCGGTGCGACGCTCGTTGATCTTGGCGGCGCGTTCAGTGAAGGGATCGGATTCAGGTGCCTGTACCTCAGATGCCGGCGCAGGTGTTCCTCCTGAGACATCTTCATCGGTTCCCCTTTTCGCCATATCTTCTTGCACGCTGTCAGAAACCTGTCCGCCAGTTCCTTGTCGGTTGGCGCCTTCATTGTCCACCTCCTGTGCCATCTTGCGCCGGGAAGACATGACCGGTTTTGGCTTAACTTCCTGCGCTGGCGGTTCGTACCCCTCAACCTGAATCCTCTTCTTGAGTGCCGCTTGGAACGTTTCAGGGTCCAGCCGAGCGATCTTCGCTTCCACCCGACCATCATCCCATCCTTGGCCCTTGAGCCCGGCCCGCACGTCGTCAAGGGACTGCACGACAAGACCGCGCTCCTTGTTGGTGAGCATTCGCCACCACTCGGAACTCCGGACGGCGGCGGGGATTTCAAGCGCCCCGGAAAGCAAGCCCGCGCCAGCGGCACCGACGACCACAGGGCTGTCCCATGGCTGATCACCAACGATATCCTTGCCCTCATTCTGCGCCATCTCGCCGCCGACAATGCCGCCTGTCGCCGCCTGGGTTGCGATCCGGCCAACACGCCCGGCGTTCACTAGGCCGAAGGTGTTGCCGACAACGCTGGCGATTCCTTCCCACGGGGCCACTACCCCGGCGAACTCCCCGGCACCTTCAGCCAGCTTCGAGGGCGTGAGGCCAAGCGACGGCATGGCCGCTGTCGCGCGGTCAACCTGATCACTCATAAGCCCGAGAGTCGCGCCCTTGGCAACGCCCATTGCCCCGCTGATTGATGCGCCTACCGGATGTTCCAGAATGTTGGCGATAGGCTCAAGCTGCCGGCGGGCGGCGGGCGCTGAAGGGTCGCTGCCGAACCCCCGCGTTTCCATCCTGGCGCGTGCGCGGGAAAGAGCGCCCACTTGCGGCGAGGCCGGGCGGGGGAGCGCCGCTGCGGTCGCCAACAGGTCGCCGGTCTCCTGCTGCGGCTGTTGGCGCTGGATATCGGGGCGTCTGTACTGTAATGCCTGAAGTGCGTCCGGTTGCTGGTATGTCTGGAGAGGGCGCTCGATGCGGGGTGCCCGGGAGATGTCCTGCGCTCGCTGGATGCCCGGACGGTTCACGTCCTCGGCGCCGGGGATAGCGCGGGGAACAATGGATGACTTCGGTGCGGGGAGGGGTTCTTCTATGGTGTAGCGGCTGGAGGCTGCCGGCTTCGCTGCGGGTTGACTGTCGTCGTCTTCAATCACATAGCGGCCGGCCATAGTGTCTCCTGCTTAATTAAGATAGTTCATTCCATGATTTACCGTCCGATTTATACCGTTTTCCGCTCTGTTTGTCAGTAAGAATCTCGCCTTTGTACTGCGCGGGTGCGGGTTTTTCATCGGTGCCGTTGATTGCCTTTAAAAGTTGGTTCTTACGCTTGATGTCGTCCTCGGACTTGGCCGGCAAGCTGTTGGCGGCAGCGCGGAGATCCGCAACGGTGTGGCCCTGGTCAATGGCCCCCTTGACCGTTTCTTTCATGTTTGTGCCTGAGAAGGTGCCTTCCGGTGCCAAGCCCTTCATCCATCCGGTGAGGGTCTTCACGTTGCCCGCGCCCTGTTGCTTCGGTGCCGGTTTGCCGGATATCTGCGCGTCGGCCTGAGTCTCTGCCTCGTTCTGCCGCTCTGCGAATTCCTTGTCTTGCCAGTTGGGGTCTTTGTTCAGGATAGCGAGCTTCTCCTTAACCAGCGTGTCCCGGCGCTTAGAGGTGTCCTTCTCCTTGCGGTCATCGGCACGCTGCCGCCTGCTCTCAGAAACGTAGGGGTCGGCTTCCTTCTTCGGTTGAGGAGCACCCTTCCAGACTTCCTTCGGGCCGCCCTCCGCCTCGGGGTCTACAAGCACTTCGCTTGTCCCGCTGGTCACCTTCATGAGGTTGCGTGTCTTGGCCGGTTTCTCTTCGACGAACTCCTTGGCGAGTGCCGCACGCTCCTTCACCGGGACCGAGCTTCCGAGATCCGCCAAAGCCTGGAGGAACTGCTTGCGCTGTTCGCTGGTGCTGGCTTCGGTGTCTACTTTGGAAAGCGCGTGCTGCTGGATAATGTTCTCCTTCTGCGTCAAAGCCTCCTTCTCAACAGCCTTGCGATAATCGGGGTCGGTGTTCATGCGAGCGGTCTGAACGATACCCGAGGCGATGCCATGTTGCAGCACGTCCTTGATTACCTTGTCGGCGGGGAGTTGGAGGACGTACTTGCCTTCCTTGTCGGTGAGAGGTTCTGTGCCGCCCTTACCATCGTCCACACCAAAGGCAAAAGCGTTCCTGTCCTTGTCGAAGTAGACGGCCTTGGCCGCTTTCCCGCCAAGCTGCTGCCCGTAGGTCCTATTGAAGTCCTCGATAATCTTCGGATCGTCAATCTTGATCTGCTTTTGCGGAGACTGCTGGACTGCCCCCATCCACTTCGGGAGGTGCGCGGCCAAGTCGTTGACCGCTTCCAGATCCACCTTTGACCGCTTCGCCGCCACTTCCACCGCCGCCGTCTGCGCTGGGGTGAATGCCGGTTGCCGCCCCTCGGTCGCCGCCGTATGGAACTCCTGCTCGGCACTCTGCCAGTGCGGGCCGTACTCGGCCGTCTCGATGTCCTGGAGCTTCTTCTTGTGCTCCCCCTCCCTGATAGGCGCGTCAGCCTCCCACTCCTGTTGCTTTTGCTCGTCCATGCGCCCGCGCCGGTCGCTCTCCTGCTGCGCCCGGTCGTTTTGCTGCTGTTCGAGCTTCATACGGTCGTTGGAGTTGAAGACACTGTTGAGCTTGACAAAGGTGTCAACGCCGGATTCTATCGGGTTTGCATAGGGGGAAAGACCAAAGCGCGCCATAATATGGTACTCCTTTAAGCTGCCAGCAAGGCATAGCCGAGGTACGCCATGACTCCGACAGAGGCCGCCTGCGCCCCTAACTGTATGTTTTGCTGCTCTGCTGTGGCATCAGCCTGCCGATTGGCGGTCTCCCTCGTTTGCTCCTGTTGTGAAGCCCGGGCGAAGCCTGCAAGCGCGTTCGATTGATACCCTGTTCCCGTTCCGATCATACCCGGCATAATGGGCCTCCTTATTGGCCGCCGCTGTACTTGGCGTTGGCTGACTGCGTTGCGATGTTGGGGTTTGGTGCGCTTCCGATGGCAATCAGTTCGTCCTGCGTGGATACCTGCTGCCGTGCCTGGTTCTGCGCTCCGGCTACACTGGCCGCTCTGGAAAGCCCGTTCAGCCGGGTGTTCACCATCTGCTGCTGCGCCGTGGGAGCGATCCCTCTTGACTCCATGGCCCGTTGCTCAACGCCCTGCATGGTGTCAGCGGTTTGGCCGGCTGCTGTCCCTGCCTGGCTTACGGCATCAGTAAGAATGTTCGGGTCCTGGAGCGATGACTGACCGAGCAAGGTCTGCTCAATGGGCTTGAACTGCTGTTCCCAGTTGGAATACTCTGCGGCCAAGATCTGAGCGGACATATCCGCTGCGCTGCCGGTCGGGGAAATTAAGCCTGGAGCGGGTTGCTGTATTGCCACCGTAGGTTGCGGCGCTACTCCCATAAATCACCTCGCTATTTGATACGGTTGCCGAAACTATCGAACATCCCGCTGTCGAGATCCCCGCCCGCACCGGCGCCGGTGTAGTTCGGGACGCTGCCAGTGTCGGTGATTGCCGACTTGTTCAACCCCGATCTGTAGTACCCGGCCGCTACCGCGCCGGCGACGGAGCCCGCTGCGTTCTCAACCGCCCCGGTGGTCTGTTGGTCCATCTGCTGGTTCTGCATTTCCGTTTGTAGCGATTGCTCGGCGATATCTTGTTGCCCCCGCTGCGCCTGGGTCTGCTGGCCGCGGCCGATGTCCACGATGTTTTGCAGGCTCCCCATCTGCTGCTGCCTTACCTTGCCCTGCGCTGTGCCTTGAGCCGATGCGTCTACCATGGCGGCCTTGTCCATCTGTTTGGTCAGCGCAACGGGATTGGTTTGTCCCGGCTGCATGGCGGCCTTGGTCGCTCCCTTCATCACCTCGGCGTTGACTTGCCCTTTTGCATTTGCCGTTTGGGTTCCCGACGCGGCGTCTCCGGTCTTTTGGGCGATAAACTTGTCGATGAACGGCTTGTAGGTAGTCGTGTAATAGTTCTGCAGGTTCACGTTGTTCTTCTGTTCCTGCACTTGGTCCGCCGTCTCCTGGACCCCGCCTCCGCCTCCGCCACTCATACTACGCCTCCATGCTATAGGTAGTCATGCCGCGCTGGCACACCTTCACCCTGTCAAACCCTCGCCGCGGCGATTCCCATTCGATGCGGCAGGCGCCAACGTTGCGGGCGATCTCTCTCGCCAGTTCCAAGTTCTGGGACATCTTACCGGTCGGGCCGCAACCTATCCAGATAAACAGGATCTTACACGCGCCCCGGTACTTGGTCTTGCAGACGCAGAAGCTCCCATCGTCATCGTTGCAGAATAGGAAAGCACGGTTGGACCAGAGAGCTACGAACACATCGTTCGGTTGCCAGTCCAGGTGAGCGGCGAACCTACGGTGCAATGCCTCTATCTCCGGCAGGATCACCGGCCAGATATCTTTGATTGGGTGCGAAGCGATCACTGGCCCTCCTACGACATCGGCAATTTCTCTATGGACCAAGAACCGGACCTTGACACCAAAATATAAACCTGCCCGTCTTCAGGCAATGCTGGCAGGTTGAAAAGTTCGCCAAGCGTCACCGTCGGCGTAACCGGCGTGGCCGGCGTGGCCGTTGCGGGTTTCACCAGCCCGTTGTTGACAAGCTTGGCGTCCACCAGGTCTTGCTTCGTCACCAAACCACCGTTGTCCGCTGCCTGCTTGAAGTAGGACCGCAGGTTGTTCAGTGCTGTCACGGCGTCCTGTTGCGACTGCTGCGAAGGAATCACAGGATGTTTGACTTTGGTGGCTGCGCTCACAGCGGTAACTCTCCGATAGAAGACGCCAAATAGACGACCGTTACGCCATTCGCACCATAAACCCGGACATCGCAGTTGTCAACGAGCGTTTTGGGCCTTTTAACTCGCTGAGGGTCGGACGAAGTGACCGAAACGGCCATGGTCTCGCCCGTGTCCGGATAGACGATGTCGACCGACACCGGGTAGCTTTTCGCCAAGACCATGATTGCAGAGAACGTCGTCTGCTTGAACTGTTCGCGCCGGGAAACGCTGTCCATCGTGCGCGGCGTGCCGGGAACCGTGGCGAACGAAACGATGTGCGTTCCCACCTGCAGGTAAAGGATGCCGGTAGCCGGGTCCCGGTAGCCTGCCGTGGCGTAGAAATCCAGATCGATGAAGTTATCCGTCTTCGGGTCGAACAGGAAGCCCGCCTGCTTGGCACCGGTGTCGTAAAAACCGATGTAATGCCCCTCCCATGCGTAAGCCGAGATTGACGCCGGTGCGTAGGCAGTCCAGTCGTCACGGGTGAACAGGTCGGCGGTCAGCACCTTATTGAGACCCGGCCCGATGGCGACAAGCCCTTCAGGTGACGAGTAGGCGGCATACTGTCCCATGTCCACCAGGCTGCGCTTCGACATGTTGGCGAGCCCGCTGCCGATCTTCTCCGGGACGCTGTTGGCCGGGTCGGTGAAGGTGATGGCTTCCGGTAGCCCCGTGGTGAGAGCGACGACGGTCGTGCCCCACGACACCAGCCCCATGATCGACTTCTCCGTGGTCTTCTGGTACGCTACTGGCCAAGCATGAGGGAAGCCGGGAACGGAAAGGCATATGGTGTTGCCGACGTAGCACGCCATGCCGGCGCCGGGGGTCGGGATCAGCCCGGTTACGCCGGCCGGCGCCCCGTCCCACTCCGTGGTGGCGAGAACTTCCGCCAGAGCAGCAGAAGCAGTCGTGTCGCTGAATGTCCCCGTGGCCACCGGCTGATCGGCTCCGGTGGAGGGGCTGAACGGCACCTCCTGATAAATCTCCGAGCCGGTGGCGTCCAGGTTTAGCCGGTAGAGGCGCTTCGACACGATGCCATATCCTGCAGTAGGGGCCGTGTTCGTGTCAGTGACAGTGACCTGATCTCCGTCGTAGACATCAATCAGGGTCGACACGGCAGAGGGGGGGCCTTCATCGCCGTAGGAATTAACGTAAGTCTGAACGTACCCCCGCGTTTGGACCGTGGTCGGGTCCTGGACCGGGCTGTACGACGACGCCTGAACGTAATATCCGGATACGAATGCAGTGAAAGTCGAACTGTCGACTCCGTCCAGTGAAAAGTTGTCGGCGTCCAGGACGGTGATGGAAGCTATTTTGCCTTCAAGCTGGACCATTCCCACCATGCCGGAGAATTTCAGGGTGTCGCCGGTTTTCTTCCCATGGGCGGCATGCTTGACGGCTGCGGGGTTTGCCTGGGAGATTGAGTCTCCACCGGTAGCTGAGATCGAGACGGTCGCCCATGACGCCGATACGGGTCTGTACACCAGGTCCCATGTCCCGTTGACGAAGGTGGTGTATAGCGTCGAGTCGACCCCGAACAGTGAAAAACTATTGGCGTCTATCGGTTGAACCAGTGCGGTTATGCCGTCAACCTGCGTCATGCCCGTGGCGTGAACCTTTATCTGGTCCCCGGTTAGCAGCCCGTGATTCGCGCTCCCCACGACCGCAGGGTTCGCCTTGGAGATGCTCTGAATCGGCATGCTGTTGAGCGCGGCCAGAGTGCCGAGGGTGAACGACTGAACGCCGGCCACGACGGCGACGTTGGAAAACGAGAACAAGTTGCCGTCGATTGCGGGAATGCCGGTGGCGTGCATTAAAATATTGGTTCCGGAGGCCACTCTTGCCAGGTCGACAAAACCAGAAACACCCGTCACCACGACGGCGCCAGCGACAACGGCAACCGTCGCTATTAGTGAAAATGAAACTCTGTCGAGGTATGTCGCCACGGGCGCGGCGGCCGGCGCCGGCGGTGAGGGGAGGAGGCTTGCCATAGGGTAGGCCGTGCCGCCCTGGTTGAACAGTGTGTGGTCGGTGACCTTGAGCACGCCTGACTCGGTGAAGTACACCCTTTTGAAAGAATCGTTGGAGACCGGAGTAAGGACGGCATCCACATCTGACGCCCACGCCAGCCAGTACAGGCTTTGGTACAGGTAGATCGTTTCCAGAGTCCCGGCGTTGGTCGGGGTGTTCACGGTGGCGTCGGTGCCAAGCGGCACCACCCCGCCGTGGTCGAAGCGGCAGTTCTTCGCCAGTTGCCCCTTTCCTGCGGGGATCAGGACCGGGTCGTAGATCTTCGGGATCACCCCTCCCCACTTGTCCAACGTGACCAGTCCCATCAAACCCCCTTGGCGTCGTTCTTCGCCCTGACGTTCTTGCCTATGCCGAGGTCTTGCATGAACTGCTGGTAGCATGCCGCAGATTTCGCCTGCGCGCCGGGGATGGTTGTCTCTTCCCGCAGCGCCATGTAAATAACGTAGTTGATGGCTGCCGGCACGTAAGCGAGCGGCAGCGGGAACGGCTGCGACACGTCCGTCACGTCAGGCTTGTGCGAGGAGATGACCAGCGTAATGCGCCGGGTCGTCGCCACCGGCTGCGGAGGAAACGTGTAATATGTAAGCGGGTTACGCTCGTCCCTTGCGACCAACAGCACCTCGTCGTTGGTCGGCCAGACCCTCCAGTCTGGGAGCGCGCTGTCGATCACCTCTTTTGCGATGATCCTGATTGCAGACTGCAGACTGCCGTCAATGGATATGTTCCCCTCGGCGTCGATCAGGAAGATTGACCCGGGGGGGAGCGCCTGCCGCACGCCGGGGAGCAGCGGCACGTCGATAGACGCCGGGGAGGATTCCGGCACCTTGTTGGCGATCTCTTTGACGGCCATGTTCAGGTACGGTAAGAGAACGGCGGTCGCGTCCCAAGTGATTCCGGTAACGTCCTGGAGCTGTTGCGACACTACCCCGAGCAGAGCAGAGCAAAGTCCCGAGGTGACGGATATCGGGGGTGGTGCCGAACCCGCAGCGTTGCCCCCGCTGAAGATGATGTTTGCCATGGTGAGCTCCTATTTTACGTGCCAAACGCCGCCCTGACGCGAAAGCGTCGCGCACTCCCACTGCACTGATAGTGGGGCAAGTGGGATATAACGTGAAGCGGAATCGAAGATCGTCAGCCCTGTCGCAGAGGCATCCGACTTGCAGACGGTAACCGCGCTGAACAGCGCCACGTCGAAGGGGTTCGTAGCCCCGACCGTTGCATCAAGGTCGAATTCCGGGGGGCCGGTGATTACCAGAGTCGGCTTCCCGCCTGGTTTTGACGTTACCGCGCCTTGAATGTAGAGGGTATTCGTTCCCTGCTTGGCTGCGTTGATGGTTACCCCGCCGCCGCTGATATTCCCAAATGCTGCCCCTATCGCAGCAGCCCCCCAGCTTGGCACCGCAAGGGCGACGAGCGCCCCCGCGATGAGCAGAATTTTCTTCATGATTTCTCCTTAGTGACAAGTTCCAGCGGTTGCTTCAGTAGGGGTTGCGTATCCTACACCAAAGTGGCGTTGAACGGCCGGTAAAAAATCAGACATGTTGCCCCTATTTAGTCACCGTCACATAGTAGTTATTCCCGCTAGGGTCGATGGTTGACCCGCTGACGTTGGTCATGTAGACCGTCACCGAGTCGTTGACTGTGCAGATACCCGACAGCATCGCTACTCCAGCCAGGCCGTCTCCCGTATAGACCCCCACTGATACCCTGTCACCCGCCCTTGCCCCCGTTACTGTCCCGGTAAACGATGCCGTGGCCCCGGCCAAGATCGGCGGGAAGTTATCGCCCAGCACTGCGAAAATATCGGTTGTCGGCGTGATCTTCGCCTCCAGCCATCGCACTGTGTTATTCAGGATTATGCGCATGAAGTACAAATCGGGGCTGACGCCTTCGGGGATCTGGAACCATGCCCGCTCGCTGGGTGCCTTACAGCCGTAGCCGTAACTGAACTGCTTAATGTCCCACTTGGCTTTTGCTTGGAACCCTTCATCCTCTTTCAACTGACACAACAATCGGTCTCGGTCCATTTATGACTCCTCTGATACTGCGAGGGCCACAAGCGCCCCCGCGATGAGTAGAATTTTGTGTGTGTTGCCTCCTTAGTTCCCAACTCCCTTACGGCCAAAGGTTATAGGTGACAGTAGTTGCCAGAATGCCCTTAGTGCCGCTCGATCCAAAGACATCACCGTTGGCGTTTTTACCGAAACCGATGCCGCCTGGGCCGATTACCACGACACCGAAAGTGTTAGTGCTGCCATCAAGGACCCTTACCGGGAAAATCTTATTCGACGTCGGTAACAGCGCGGCAGGTAGGCCGGTAATCCCCATGGCCCCACTGTTGCTAGTGCCGCTCTGATCGGTCCATGAGAGCGTCACAGAAGACCCACTGCGATGGTACGAGAGTGTCGTGGGCAGGTTCGATACCGTGAACCCCGTCACCGTCCCGGTCACCTGGTCGTTGTTCCGTTTCAGCCCCACGGAAACGTTGCCGAATGAGGAAAAATCCCCCTGCGAGATCAGCCCTTCCCCCCCGGCGACTGTCATGAGGTCGTCTTTGTAGAGGTTCCCTGCCGCAAAGTTACCGCTCCCGGTGACACCGTAGGATGTTCCGCAGTCGACGGCGTAATAGCCAGAAGCAGTTGAGGTATTGAAGACACTACCCACGATATCAACCGAGGCCGACGCACCGAGCTTCAGGACGCTGTTCGTCACGTTCTCGTAATAGCCCTGGACGAACCCGCCAAGGAAGCCAGCTGTGGTCTGGATGAACGGCCCGGCTACGTCCTCAAACTGCGTAGAGATGAACGAGCTGCCAGCGATGTTCCCGGTAGCCGACAAAAGACCGGTAGGATTCACCATATCGCTGGCACCGATGTATAGGCTGTACGTGCTGGAATCATTAACGTCACCTGCCGCACTGAGCAGGAATCCGCTAATTCCCAACACCTGACACCGATTCAGAAAATTCCATGACTGGAGGTAGTTGGCTGTAGCGGCGCACTTGATCTTGATGAAGCTGCACCCGTTAAATTTCATCCGTAGGAATTTATCGCCTTGAGTGACCCATGCGGCTAGGGAGTTGCTCGATGCCTCAAATTTTACGCCTTCGAACGAAATAAACTCTGATACGGGGTAGAGGGTATGCGGGATGGACGAGCTGAACATCCAGATCCCTGACGAAGTGTAAAACCCGGCATTCGCCCCGGCTGCGATGATCCTAAACTCGTTGGTGTTGCCGTCCACCGGACGGTCGATGAATACCGACGATACCAGCGTGTAGACGCGGGGGATAGCAACAGGTATCCACCCCGACGCTTTCGACACGTTGACGGCCTGCTGGACGAGCGCCGTGTCGTTATTGCCGCCGAACCATTCAGGGGAAATGGATGGAATAGCCCCCGGTGCGAATCCCCATACAGTATTAGGATTCATGCTGCCGCCATGTTCGAAAATCAGCCCCCGGTTGGTGGGCCACGGGCCTAAAATGTTGCTCTGCTCTGCGGACAACCCCCCGCGAACGTGGATAGTTTTACCGAGTGTATCGGCGCGTGTCCGAGCTTCTTCTAGGGTCGCGCACGTTTCCTTTTCGGGGCCATTAAGGCTATCAACGGTGATTGTACCCGCGACGACGCTAGTCGGGCGGAGTGTAGCACATGCGCAAAGCAGGCCAGCGAGGATGATGATTATGAGTTTTTGCATGTTGGCTCCTTTACCAAGTTGATGCTAAGTGCGGGTCGATCCACCCGCTGGTGTATGAATAGACCTGACCGCTGGTCATATAGTATAGTTGTGCCGATGTGTTCGTCAGATGTATCGGTGGGAGATATTGAGTAACCTCTATCTGGTTCATGGAGCTACTATTTGTGTCCTGCATCCCCTGTTCCAGCGACAACGCATTTAACGCCGAAGATGTACCAGTGACCGGGCTCCATAGCTTGACGTTAACCAAAGCCGGGGTTGTAATCGCGTACACGGTAATGACACCTATAGGGAGTACCGATACGCCTGTCGGTACCGAAAGCGTGAAAAGTGCCGCCACCGTGGAACTGTTGCCGCCAAGGTCCTGTAGTGCGGTACCCCACGTTATTTGGTTCCCGGTCTGCACAAACGCCAAAATATGAGAGCTGCCATCCGTTTTGAAGCTCCCGATTCTCCTGAAATACGTTGTCCCTGATGGTGCGTGCGCAGCGGCGGCAGAAGTGTCGAAATAAATATCGAATGCCCCTGACTTGACAATAGCGAAAACGTGGTACCACGTCGAGACTGTGATAGTTAGCCCCGTTCCCATCCCGTTAGCGTTTGTCCCTGCCGCCCACGCACCGCCTGTCTTTTTGGTGAATGCCGTGCCAGTAATCATAGCGGCATTGGTCAAGTCGGCGGCACACCCTGCGGCGATGTCAAGGATCGTGTTTGGTGTCGTAGCGTCGTTGCTGAGAGTAAAACCGTTGATATAGCCAGGTATTACCGATCCGCCGCTGGCTGGGGTCGTGAATGTGCCTGCCCCGTTTAGAAATTTGGCAGCATCGTTCGGAGGCGTCGGCACTGCCCCGCCCACGGTCGCCGTCATGGCGGGCAGGTCGGTAGCTGCCAGCGTAGTCCCGCTCGTCACTCGGCCTTGCGCATCCGTAGTCACTTTTGTATAGGTTCCCGCTGTGCCGGTGGATGGTAGGATATACGTCCCTGTAGGCGTAAAACACCCTTCAGCGTTACCCGATGCATCCACCCCGAGTGCCGCCTGTCCTGCGCTGCAGTTGGTACCGTTGGTGGCGAGGGCAGTTGCGGTCCCTGCGTTACCGCTGATCGTGGTCACTGCCGCCGCCGCGCCTGCTGCGTCGTAGCGCCCACGGAGCGCGGTTGATTGGTTCGCGAACGGGACGCTCCCAAGTGCCAGAGTAGGTGCTGTAGCCGTGCCTCCGACGACAATCGGACCAGACGCCGTGAGGCTCGATAGGTATGTGCCAATCGGCTGGAACACGCTGCCGAGCGCGGAGAGGATATTCGACCACGAAAGCTGCCTCCACCCCCCGGTGAGAGAGTCGAAGAAATTCCATCTATCGGCGGATACCGGGATCGGCTTCGCTGTTGCGGCGGCTGATCCAGTGCGAAGACCGGTTGACATGTTGGCGTAGGTGCGGCTTGCCGAGCTTGCGACAGATATCGCGTCTATTTTTGCCTGTGCCGCCGTGGACGCATTGAGGAAATGCGGCAGGCTCACGACAGTGGGGACCGTCGCGGCGTTGGCGCCAGCGGCGAACAGCAACACCATCGCCAAGACAAGGTACGCCCTCATGACACCACCGTCGTCAACCTGAGATCCCATATGTCGATCCCTTCATCATCCTGCCCGATTATCTCCCCAGACAGTACTCCATATTTGACCCTGCCGATGCTGTCAAAGATCGCTACCGCCGGCAGGCCCTGAATGAGATAGTAAGGCAGGCTGTTCCATACGGACACCCCGTCCCCTATCTTCTTGCTCCGGGTGTCCCGCTCATACCCCTCTTCTCCGAGGAGCAAGACAGGGTTGGCTTCCGTCCAATTCGCGGCAGTGTCAACCCGCAGCACAATGTTAATAGGGACGACGGTTGCACTCATAAGAAACTCCTCCTTCGCATCCGGTTATCAGGGAGCGGCACCGATCTGGCAACGAGCACAGAGTCAACTTCAGCACTAAGGAACGCTTCAAAATCGGCGTCAGCCTGAATAACAGCCAAGCCCTTGACCATGACCCTCGGGACCCCCTGAAAGTATGCCTGGTCGAACATGCCGTTGAAGGGGATGGCCCCGGACGGGCCGGATATGGGCGCCGGCACTCCGCGGTATCTTGCCACGACGATGACACTCGTTACGCTCGGGTCAATCGGCGGGTAAAAGACGATCTGTTGCCCGAGTAGTTCATATCTGCGCGGCACCAGCGCTGTGCGGTGCTGGTAGTAGGACCGGTGCTTGTCGAGAGGCTCGATGTCGGAATGCCCGAGGTGGTAGTCGCCGCCGTCACCGTAATCGAAATCGTCCCCGCCCCCGGCGTACTGTGGGGAGAATGGGTTCTCGGCCAGTGAGACGAAACCGGTAGGGAGATTGTAATACTGGCCCGCCGGCGTCACTGTCCAAGTCGTCTCCAACGACACCAGTAAGTCGCTCCTGCGGTTGATGATCCGCTTGGCCAGCATAGAGGTGACGTAGTTGATCGCCTGGTAGAGCGTCGTCCCGGTCGGCTTCTGCCCGGCGAGCCGAGGTAGCGCGTCCATTACTAGAGTTGAGACGGTGGTCGCCATGGCTTACTCCGAGAGAGGGGGCTGTCTGCAGGTCAAAAGGCACGCCCTGTTCTTTACGAAACAACGCCCGCAACCGAAGAGCTTGGGAAGAAGAGCCAAGATCCTGATGGCGGCGTAGGCCAGAGTGAGGTACAAGACCCAATCCTGGAGCCCTATCCCGAGCATTGTTGCGGCTGAAATTATTGCAGGAGGGGCTACTTCTTTTACTGCGTCGGTGGCTGCCTTGGTAATCATATAAATACCCTCCAGTTGGCTGCATCCTCAGACCCCGGCCGCCGCGCCGGGATGACATGGCCGTGGCCATGTTTCGCATTATTTGCACGATCCGGATTCAGCCTTCTCCAGCAGCCTCGCCAGAGCCTCCGGTCCTAAGCAGAATGCTGGCCCCTGTACATTCATGGAGGCCCCCGAGTAGATCGGCCATACTACGTTCCCTGACAGGATCACCGGAGGCGGCGGGCGGGGACAACCCGTCAACCCGCTGATCGATAGCAAGCACAGCAGCAGGATCACCGTGAGCCGCCGCATTGATGTCCGTCCTGCCTTGCTGGGTCGCTTCATTCTTGTCCTCCTGAGTCCTCGCCGGTTGCCCGTCCTGCCAAGTCTTGAACAGGACGAGGAACACGGAGCAGAGGACGGTGAGTAGCGGGCCGATGGTTGCCATTACCCGAGCTGCACGGCGGCGTCAGGTGCCGGGGATATTGCTGCTTGGACCGGAGCGGCAGCGGCTTGGTTGAGTACGGGGCCGGCACCGGGGATGGGCGCGGCGGCGACAACCGGCTTCTGCATGTTCGCCACGGCCTGAGTTAAAGCCTCAAGCTGTGCCAGGCCGTCCTTGTTGCTGGATGCGTCCGGCACAAGGTAGCAGAATATCGACCAGATGCCGAGGGCCACGGCCACCGGCCAGGTGAGCCCACCCGCTACGAACTGCTGATAGAGCGCCCCGCCGATTGCAGTGACGATACCTACGAGAGTTGTTTTCCAGTTTGCCAACGTCGGCAGGTTTACCGTTACCTGTGCCATGTTATTTCTCCTTTTCTTGTGTGGTTGCTGCTTTGTTGTGCTATTCCGCGCTTCACGCCCGGTTCACCATGTCGGCGGGGTACTTTGCTGGGTCTTTAGCGTGGAGTGCCTGGTAGAACTTGACGGCCTGGTCGTGACACCCCTTGACGAACTGCGCCGGGTCGCACGCGTTGACCGCCGCCAGAGTCGCCGGCCCAAACTTCCCGTCATCCGTCACCCCCGCCGCCCGCTGGATCAGCCTGACCGCCTGCCCAAGCCCCATGTTGACCGATTTGTCGAATGCCCAGTTGGCGACGGCCTGCGCGCCGATTTGGCCCATCCATGCCACCCAGAAGTTGCGCCGGTAGAAGTCCTGCACCAGCGGGGCGAATTGTGCATTGCTGCGTAATGCCGCATTGACACCCTTGCGGTCCAGGCCTTTCGCCTTGAGCGCATCGATGATCGGCCAGCCGCCCCACCCCGGCCAGTATGCGCGGTTGATACCGGCGCACACCTCAGCGCCGTTGTTGTCCGTGGCGTAGCCGGGAAACCCTTCGTTGACCAATGTGGCCGTAAAGGCCGGTAAAAATTCAGCCATGTTGAAAATCCTCCACTTCTTTGGCAATAATGACATCGCCAGAGAGCATCACCATGGCCGCCACCGATCTGGCCTTCTCGGCCACAACCGGGTCGAGCTTTTGGCATGGCGCGCAGCCTCCGGTTAGAAAATCTCGCCATCCTTGCCGGCCACGGGCGGTTCCGGTTTCGCTCCCAACGGCGAACTGCCAGGGCCGGCCGGGTTCAGGCCTTCAACGTTGCCGGCAGGCTGCTGTTTCCGCCGTCCGTCGACCTTGGGCGCCGGGACCGATTGCTCGAATACGTGTTCCGGTTCCTGCGCCGGCGTCTTCACAGCCACCATTTCCAGAAGTTCTTCCTGCGTCATGGTCTTGCGAAGCCGCTGCCACTCCATGAACTCGGCACGCTCCAGCGCCTCAGCAACGCCTTCAACCTTCTTGGTCGGCACGTACTGCCGGTAGTAATTGGCGCACATGCGGTCTTTCAGCAAGTAGTCCCGGTGCTCCTGGGAGATGACGACGCAGACGCTCGCCTCCATGTCACCGGTGATCTCCGGCCGGGGTGCGAAGATGTACTGCACCTTACCGATGTGGAAGATCGTAGGGCCTTCGCGCTTGATTAAGCACTCGACCAGGTTGTTGTAAGCGGACACCGACATGATTTGTTCCTCCTATCCTTTTGGTGGGGTTGCGGGGGCCGGAGCCCCCTCAGTTAATCGCCGTAGAGTATCCACATGCTGATGTTCGGGGCGCCGGCCGAGGCCTTCAGATAGGTCCCTCGAACCCACTGGCAAAGCCCATCCGAATCGAAGACAAGCGGGCCGGTGGTCCCGGTAACAGCGTTGGCGGCCATGTCTTTGAGTGGTGCCCACGGGCCAGCAGAGGAAAGCCCGCACTGGACCGCTGCAGTGCCGGTGAAGGACGCCGCTTCGGTCGTACCCGTGCTGTAGCCCTGGATCATTACCGTCTTTTTCGTGTTGCGGTCCACCTTTACGGGCAAACTGTAGCGGGTGGTTGCGCCGCCTAACCCGTATCCGGTGTAGTTGGTGAATATCTGGACCGAATAGGCCCCCGCAGGGTTCTTCATCTGTTCGGCGCTGGCCATGGTCGCCAAGGCTAGCGCCGCGGCAACGGTGATGAGGGTGATGAGGTTCTTCATTCCATGCCTCCAAAGGGGCCGGAGCCCCCCTCTTGTTATACGTCGGTCCCGGTGATCGCCCGGTAAAACAGTTCCACGGTGAGCACGGCGCCGGAGTTGACCGCCGTGCCGATGCCGGCCGCACACTTGAGGCCGAACCATCGGGTGGTGGCCGAACCGGCGCCGGTGACGGTTGCCGAGGGGGTGACGGCGGCAATCCTGAATCCTGCCGCGACGCTGGCTCGCGCGACGCCGCCCGCCTGGGCGACGGTCGATGCGGTAATCAGGTCCGTACCGGACACGATGTCGGTGAAATCCTGGTTGAGCTGGGCCAGGGTGAGCGCAAGGCCGGTGCCGGTGTCGGTGTCGTCCGCGATAATCATCGCGTCCACCGGGGTATGACCGGGGGGAATGGCAAGGGCGACGAGGATGTCGTTGGTTGCCAGAGCAAGGGAAGTGACGGTGATCTCGGACCGCACACAAAGAACCTGTCCCTGGGTGAATGCGGTTAACGAAGGGAAGCTCCCCTCGTTGGGATACAAAGTCCCCGCGCTGTGATTGGCTGCCGGAGTGACCCCGAACGCCTTGTTCATGTACGAAATGACCTGAGTCATGGCTTGTTCCTCCAAAGAAACGGTTTAAGCGGGGATCGCTCCCCGCCGTGGGCTACGGACGCTTCGCCGCGGTGTCGATGGCCATGACGCCGAAGTCCAAGCCGTTGAAGGTTACCTTTTTGATCCCCATGATCACGTTGGTGTAGATGGCAATCTTGTTGCCGGCGTCCTTCTCTTCTTCGCGCCAGCCGAAGCGAAGGTCTTTCCCCGGGGAACCGAAAGCCAGGGTGGCCGCCTGGACGCCGCAGAACAGCGCGCGGGACGCGGCGACGTTGGAACCTGCGCCGTAGTCGGTGAACCGGACCACGTTCTGGTGCTTGTGGATGACGACATCGTTGTGGATGCCGATGGCACCGGTGATGAAGTTGGATTTGGAACCCAGCGCGGTCGCCAGCGCCTTCTGGATCTCGGCCCAGCCGTTGGTGTCGGTACCATTCCGCAGGTCGTAGGACTGGTACGGGTCGATCACGCAAAGGTAACGCTTCTCGCCCTCCACCTCTGCCGGCTGGATCTGCGGAAGCCCCTGGGTGCCGCCGCCCATCATCTCGGCGTAGGCCACGCAGCGGTCGATAGCTGTCAGGCTGAACTTGTCGGTGGCCGCCAGGCTCGCCTTGCTCGTTGCCGTGCCGCCGTAGACCAAGTGCTGGCTGTCCGGGGTGGTGAACGAGTTGTTGGCGTAGCCGGCGAACGTGGTCGGCTCGATGTACTCGACGTTGGTGCCGCGGCTGCCGGAGAGGTACATGAAGTGCGTCTCGTCGAACAGGCGCGCCCAGTAGTCAGTCTGGCGAGCCTTGCCGATCTTCCGCAGGTCGTGCAGGGTCCGCTTGCGGGTCATGCGGCCGCCGCAGTCGACGCCGTGGCGGAGCTGGTCGATGTAAACCACGTCCGTGTAGAAGGTCAGGCTCTCTTCCTTGCCCTCGATCACGTTGTCGCCCTGGGTCGGCGCAGCCTTGAGCTGCATGGAGAGGTCATAGGTGATCTGCTCCCCGGAGTCCGCCTCCAGGTTGGTGAGTTTCCAGATCGGCTTGGTGGGAACATCCCCGGAGCCCATGAACTTGTTCGTCCAGTAGCCCTTTCTGCCGATGTCGACCGCAAGATTGCCCGAGTAAATCTTGACGGCCATAGCGTTGTTGAGACCGATTATGGTCTGTGCCATGGTGATACCTCCCGTTTTACTCGGCGTTCGTCGACCGATGGTTGTGCGGCAAGAGCCGCGGTGGACATGCTACCTAAATTCAGTCGGTTTGGATTGCCCCAAAACCCGACGATCTTCGCGGCCCGGACCTGCTTGTGACACTGGTAAAGCGGCAACGGTTCCATGTGGTGATCCTCCTTAACTCTCGTGGTCGTCGTAGATCTTCTGTTGCTTGACGTGCGTGATCTTGATGGAGCGGTGCGCCCGGATAACCAGGATATTCGCCGGTCGCGCCCGCTTGACCATGATGACGGAGATCTGCTTACTGCATCCCGGTTCGGCGTTCGAGAAGTCGAAGATCAGCTCGTCCTCGTCGTTGATGATCTTGGTCAGCGCCATGGCTACCTCGACACGAATGCTTCGAACTGTTCCCGCTGCGCCGGCGTCATGCGCTCGATTGCCCGCTCGTACTTCTCGCCGGAGAGCCGGAGGATTGCTGAATATGGGTTACCTATCTGCTCGCCTTCAGCAATGGGCGTGTCCTTCAGAGTCGGTGCCGTCCGCTGCGCTGCCGGGGGTTTGACGGCTGGCTTGGCCGGGGCGGCGGCGGGCGGTGGCTGTGTCACTGCTTTGCCGGGTGCCGGCAGGCTGAATGCCGCCCTGACTGCCTTGTCTGCGGCAACGAGAATCTGCATACCGCTCTTGTTGGCGCTGGCCGGGTCTTTCAGTATCCTGGACACCTGGCTGGATAGAGCGCCGAACAACATCTCCGAGCGGCCTGTGAGGGTTTTGCCGTCCTGCTCGAACTGCTTGTACTCTGCCGGACGGGCCGAGAGGAACGCCGCCTGTTCCCGCTTCCACACCAGATCCTCGCGGGCGTTGTCTCTTGCCACGGTCTGGTGTTGCAGCACTTCGATGTTGAGCTTGTTTTGTTCGGTCCTCAGCTCCTTGGCCGACAGGTCGCCATCCTCGAACTTGTCCTCCAGCTCGTCAAACTTGACCTGGATCTCGTCGGGTATCTCACTGGAGAACGGCAGATCCGCGTTGGAGACGACTGGGCGGAACGAAAGCAGGTCCTCGTCGGAGGGGAGGGTGACGCCGGCAGTCGCCGCCGTGGTTGCTGCTTCGACTGCCGGCGTGCCGTCCACCGCCGCCAGAGCGGCAAGAACGTCTGTCTCTTCCTTGGTGATGTCGGCGGGGTCTTTCTCCTCTGCCGCTTCGCCGGCAATGGCCGCCAGCTCTTCATCGGAGAAGTCGGCATCATCGTCAAGCGCGGCCTCTTCATCAGTGCCGAGGATCTGGTGGGCACCTTCCCCTTCGTCGGTCTCGGTGAGGGCTTCGCGCTCGGACGGCGACAATCCTTCCCACTCGTCGTTGCTGACGTGCGCGGGCTGCTGCGGGATGACCGCGCTACCGCCTGCGTCGTCGGCGTCCCTGAGTACCCTTATGAACCTGTTCCCGCTGAAACATAAAAACATGTGTTCCTCCTTGCCCTGCTTGGTTTACTTGCCATGCTGATTTATGCGTCAAGGCCCATGTCGATCATGGCCTGGGCTTCTTCCTTTTTACGCTTAGACTCGTCCAGCTTCTCTTTCGCCAGTTTCTTGCATATCGCCATTCTGTCAGGGTCGGACTTAACAGCTTCGGCCCGGCAGAGAGCGTCAAGGTCGCGCTCGATCTCGTACTTCTTGTCCCAATCCATATTCCCTATCGCTGGGCCATTGCTGGTGGACTTCTTCTTTTTCTTCCGCTCGCCGTGGATCATTGGGGCATCCCTCCTGCCGGTGCTGCCGGCATCTGTTGCATCTCCAGTTCAGGCGCTGGCTGCTGAACTGGACCGGGTTGCTGAACCCCCTGCTGCCCGCCGCCCGCCGCTGCCTTCGCCTCTTCGACTATCGCATCGGCCCCGCCGACGATCCCCGGCGCCACAGCCACCATGCCCGCCGTCTCCATGGCCTTGCTGAACACTTCCATCTGCTTCAGAAGAGCGTCCATGCGGTCCTTCATCGCTTTGGCGTCGGTCGCCTCGATCTTAGCCTTCTTGTCGCCCATTTCGAGCTGTAGCATCTCTTCCTGTAGGGCCTGCTGCTTCTGCTGCGCCTGCTGCTTCTGCTGCTGAGCCTGCGCCTTCGCTTCCTTCTCGGCGGGGCTCATGCCCTCATCGGTGCCTTCCTGCCCGTTCATCTTCCTGATCCGGGCGACGATCTCGTCCTTGCCGGGGATGTCGTCCATCATGTCGACGATCATGTCCAGCAAATTGAACGCCGCTTCGGCCATCTTGCCGCCGCTCTTCGCCATCGACAGCACCATGTTGTTCAATGTGTCGAAGAGCGCCATGCGGATGGTCTCGCGGAAGTCCTGCTTCGAGACGATGAATTCGGACGGATACCGGGTCATACTGTTCTGCATCTGGCCGTCTTCGCCCGCGGTATTGATACCGACAAACTCGTCCTGCCGCTCGTCGCCGGTGATGCGGAACTCCTTCTCCTGGTCCCAATACTGTTCTATCAGCTTCAGGATGCATTCGCCTTGGAGCTGGAAGGAGTGGTAGTAGTTGTCGAAGTAAATCCCCGCCGATGTGTGGCTGTTGTTGTCGCGGGCCTCAATAGCCTTGCCGCTGATCGCGTTGGTCCGGTTGCCGAGTGATTCGTCCATCACCCCCGAGATGCCCTGAATCAACTTCTGATCGTCGCGGGCGAGCTCCAGGTGGGACATGGCGAGAGCCTGCTCGTTGATGACGTGGATCTTGTTGCCGGTAAGCGCCCCGGTGTTGACTTCGGCAATGCCATCGGGCCGGTCCATCTCATCCCGGAATGCTGCCGGGTTGTCAATCGCTCCCTTCTCGTGGATCACCCGGTGAGCCGACATCATGAACAACGACTTCGACCGGCGCTTGTTGAAATCGGACTGCGGGTCTCGGATATCCCGGATGATGCCATAGGGCATACCGTCGCGCTTGCGGCGGTAGCAGAAGATCGGGAAAAAAGGGAAATCGTCGTGGTCGTAGGGCGTCAGGCTGTCATGCAGGAACGTCGACCCGGCCCAGATCCCTACACGCGTAGTCATTTTGGTCTGATTCGCCAACGTCGCGTGGCCGCCCTTGACGAGAAACTGGTGCTCTTCGTCATCCTCGCGGTAGATAGCGCCGTTGCGGGTGCCGTACGGCCCATCCTTGTCTGCCATGCGCATGACCTTGACCGCAGCCGGCGTGCGATACCACATCTCGCAGAGCTTCACCCGCTCGCGCAGCCCGTCATAGGCTCCACCCAACAGCGAATCCACGTCGTTGTCGTCGAACTCGCTCGCGTTGTCGCTCATGACCGGATCTTCCGGCAGGTAGGGATACATGCTGTTCACGCCGGTCGACAGCAGTTCCAAAGCCTCAGCCCGTTCGGGGAACATCGCCTGGGCGACATCCAGGTCGGTCCACTTCTCGCGCAGGACAAACCGCCACGACTTCAGATCGTCGCCGCCGAGGTGGTCGAACCACATGTAACGCCAGTTCTCCTTGGCGTAGTAGATCGGTTCATCATCCTCGCGGGCGCCGATCTCCACCCAGCCAACTCCAGCGCGGACAGCATCGGCGAATGCTTCGGACCGGATGTACTCGCCGTGGCTCATGTCCTGGACGTATTTGATGGCTTTGGTCTTGGTCTTCGCTTCTTGGACATCCTGCTTGCGGCGGGGTTTTACACTGAAGTCGATTCGGGACTTGCGCTCGGTGCCGAGCACCCAATTGACCGTGTTCTTCGTGAGGTTGAACACCAGCGGGTCTTGGCCGCGGGCGTCCAGCTCCATCAGGTCTTCGGTCTCCAACTGGATACCGTCGTAGAAATCTTCGTCGGTCGCCATCTCCTGCCGGTTGTCGGCCTGGGCGACGCGCGCCTGCCGGCGATACCGCTGCAACTGCACCAGCCGCTCCTGAGCCTCCTCGGAGTCCAGCTCGTGCATGCCGTCATCGGAGTGGTCCGGCTTGCCGGCACGGGCTTCGATTGGGATTGCAGTTGCAGGTTTGTTGGTTGACTCGATTGCCATGCAGCTCCGGGTGATCGTGAGGCAAAAGAAAAGGCGGGTGTCTCTGTGAAGAGGACACCCGCCTGGTTGTAATGCTCTATGCCTTATTACTTTTACAACATCCTGTCAATGAAAATCTACTTCGCGGTATGCCTCGGCTTCGGATCATGCATCGTCGCATCCCTCATACATGACCAGCAGGGATCGCATCCGCTGTTGCATCGCTCGTTGCTCCGGCAGGTATAGCACGACTTCAGGTGCTTCGCAGGCGGCGGCACGGGCCGCTCCATCGTCATTGGTTATCCCTCGCCTGGTCGGTCGCAGTGGTCTCGACGGGGATGTGATAGGTTTTCCCGTCGATCCGGATCATCGCCTCGCCCGACTCCACCTTGTTCTCGGCCTCGGCCGGCGGCATTGCCTTCAGATCCTCCAGACCATCCTGAATGAACATGAGCAACTGCACCAGCGTCGGCGTGCCGATCGACAGCCCGAGCAGCGAGCACGCCATGTAGAGCGAGAACCCGGTGCAGAGTAGGATACCGCTGCCGGCGTTCAGCGCCTCGGCGAACACGACCGCTGCCGACTCCACGGTGAGCTGCGCCCGCGCGTCTCCGATAGCCAACATGCGCCAGTAGTAGGTCCGGCCCGCCAGGCGGTCGAACTCGATCCGGTCCCAGCCGGCGACATCGTGGTTGTCCTTCGGGTCGAGGTATTTCCACATGCAGGAGAGCGGCACGACGAACGAGCGCCCCATGTTGCCCTCGCGGATCAGGACCATGGCTGGCTCGTAGTCCTCGTGACCGTCCGCGAGGATCTTTACGTGGTGGAATTGGCGCTTTACATCGCCTAAATAGTTGATTTGGCCCATCGTCGGTGCTCCTCCTGGCTGGTTAAATGGTAATCCCTGCAATGCTGACATTTGTAAATCCGTAACGTGATCCCGCGGGCCAGCCCCGTGACGTTGGCCGACCCGAGCACCGGCGACGGGTAGGCTCATTCGGCCTGGCGCGGTGTCGGGAACTCACCAGTGGACCCAGACCACATAGCAGATGATCGCGACGATCAGGAACAGCCCGACTTCGAGGTCGACACTGTGGGGTTTGAACCCGCTACAGTCACAGCTTGGCGTGATGCTCCTTGCTTCGGTAGCTCGCTTCAACAGCTCGTCGGTCATTTTAGCCTCCCACATCCCTTGCAGGCTTCGGACTGGTAGCAGTGGCCGTACTGTCGCAGGATCGGGCATGTGAGCTTGCTTGTGCCGTTCATCTGGACCTCCAGGAACCGCGGCGAACGTCCTTGTCCCGCCAGTTGGCGCCGGCCACCGTGTCTGCCTCAGTACAAGCGACGGCAAGTCCCGACATGATCAGGTATCGGGTCGCGTCCATGAGGTGATCGTGGTCCTTGACGATCTTGCCGTTCTGGTCGCGCCGGTAGATTCTGAACTCGTCGAGCCACGGCGTGAGAGACCGAAACACTTTCAGCCTTCCCGTCGACAGCCTGGTCCATACGGCGAAAATCCCTGCCTCGACGGCATTGACAGCCGGGGTGAGCGTGAGACCACAGTCGAGATACTGTGTGATGATTGCTTCACCGTCACTCTGAGACCGCCCGCGGCTCGCCGGGTCGATCACTCCCGGTAGCCACTTGCCTCTAGCCTGAATCGCCGCAGCGTGGATGATCGGTTCGGCCTGTCCCTGGTAGTGGCATGACCCGAGATAAACCACATCGCTCTCACGGTCCCACGCTCCCCAGATCACTGCCGTGCGGTTCCACCCCACGTCCATGCCGTAAGCTCTCGGCCAGTGCGCGGGACATTTAAAGTCGTCGACGACGATCTGTTCCTCGCTCACAGGGTAGATCGCACCCGACCCGAGCTGAGGGATCCCCTTCGACCTCGCCTCCCTCTCGTGGGGGGGTATGGCTGCCATGAGCTGTTCTTTTGTCTCACGGTCGAGGTGCGGCACGTCGTCCCAGCCGGCGAACGTGACAGACCTGGAGAGCGTGCTGCTCTCTTCGGGCGGCTTTCCCCCTGGCATGTAGAGCAAAACCACGTCAGACAGACCTTCGAGAGGCGTGAAGGTGCACATGATCATGCCCTTGCAGGTCATGGTGCGAATCAGCCCCTCAGTGTAAACGTCGGCGGGAGGTTCCTCATCGTACCAGATCACGTCTTTCTCTGTTCCCTCGAACGCTCCGCGGCCCTGATCATAGCTTTTGAATCCCAGTCGAGAAATCTTGCCGGAGACGTGCCGGACCTGGAGCGTGTCGATGCAGTTAGAGACGGAGCCCGATGCCTTGGTGTGGCCAATGATGAGTTCGCCGGGGATAACACCGGTCCCCCACTCGCTGTGTTGATCCGGAGGACCGACGAGCTTCGTCTGCATGATGTCGCGGGTGGTTTTGAGGGTTTTACCTGCGGCCCATGCGTCAATGGCCTCCGTGAATCGCCTGCCGGGCCACCAGATCGGGTAGATGCCAGTGAGGTGACAGGTCATCTCGTAACCGCCAATCGATTCGGTTTTCCCGATCCTGTTCGCGGCGATTATCGCCCGCTCGCGGCATGTGGCACCGTCAGTAAAAAACTTGATGTGTTTCGGGTAGAGCTCGCGGCGGTGGACGCCTTCGTCGGGGAAATAGTCGAGGAACTTCCGCCGAGCGTTGCGCCGATTCAGCTCTTGCAGCAGCAGCAGCAGCTTTATGTTGCGCTCGCGCTCCTCGGCCATGGTTTACCCGTTGATGACTTTGAGGTAGGGGACTTTCTTGACTCCGATGGCCTCCAGCTCCAGGGAGATCGCCGCACGGAGGTCATCGTCTTTGAGTTGTTCGTATGAGTGCTTCACGTTGAGGTTGACGTTCTCGGAGAACATCCCGAGGTGTTTACCGATGAGGGACAACGCCTGGTTGGCTCCCTTGCTGTCAAATTGCCACACTGCGCGGCCTTCCTCGTCCTGGGCCTGGGTCATCCCTTCACCGGGGACGAAGGCCATCACGGGGACTTTCTGCATGCAGCGATTGGACACTTCCACGAGGTTCGATAGGACCCACTCGGCGTCGATCTCCAGCTTCTTCTCTCTGATCTCCATCATGCTCTTCACTGCGGAGGCAACCTTAGGAATGCTTAACAGTGTGGAGGCTTGCACTTCAGCCGTTTTTACTGAGTACCCCGCCCTGATAGCCGCCTGCTTACCGTTTAGATCGATCAGGTATTCCCTGACAAAAACCTGTCTTTTCGGTGATAACGCCAGCATTTCCGGGGTACGTTCACTCATGAATGTGTGAATACTGGGTTTTCCTTGGGAAGTCAAGGGGAATCGCGGGCGCTGCAGGTAGCTGAGAATTATTATGTGACGCTAAGTGTCCAGGATCGGACCACCTGTTACAAATGATTTCAACCACTTAGGGTGGAAAATATCAGCATGTCACAAAATGTTTACGCTCTAAACTATTGAAATTACTTGATTTTTACCCCCTTACACTACTACTACATAACTAGAAATAGAAATAATAATAATAAGGGGGATTTTTATTTATTTCTGCCTGTATATGTGGTCATGATTATAGATGCAATGGTGGAATAAAAAATATAAGTTCTAGTATCTTCGAACCCCGGATACGCGTCACATCGTCACATTTTGGACCAAAAGAACCCAAGTACCCGATATATCAAGTAACCATGGAACTTGAGTTAAGTCACACTAATCATAAAAAGGTAGCTTTCCCATGTAGATGGTGATATAGGTTGGTTCACTTTTGATAAAAGGAGGTATCGCATGGGAATAAAAAACTGTACTCGCTGTAGTCATGAATGGCTCCCCCGGCTGATAGACCGGGAACCTGCTAGGTGCCCTAGATGCAACTCGCCATATTGGAACCGTCCGAGAAGGATAGTGGAATGCTTACCACCCATCGAGCGGATCGACAGGAAAAGTCTTTTCAACTCCATCATGGCAGAGAAAGGCATCACCGTTGAGCAGGCTGCTATAATGCTTGGAAAATCCGTCACCACCATTTACAACTATACAAAAGCTACAGGGTTTAATGTGCCATTAGAAGCGATAGAAAAAATGAGCAGTATCGACATTTCGCCCAATTCCTCGCGTCAATTTAAGTGTGCTATTCGGGGATGCTCCCATGAATGGACTGCCCGAACGGACGTCCCCCCTGTGGCGTGCCCTAAATGCCACAATAAACACTGGCTTTCCGGCCTATCTCCGATAGAGGCAAAAGGGGCTCTCAAGCGCATGGTGAATACCGTTCCCGGATCTCTTGCTGATTTTGCTCGGGCTGTAGATGTCCCCGCCGAAAAACTGTTGCCTTATATGCAAGGTAAAGCTATGAGCCGCGCACAGTTAGATCAACTTTGTTCGAGATTGCGAAGTAAGGGATTTACGCTATTCAGGTATCTTGACTGAAAAGGAGCCACTATGAAAGCTGAACAAAAATACTATTTGCTATCGCCGCAGAAACAGAAGGGGCCTCAGCGAAAATACCTTGGTAGCGGAGGCCAATACTACGACGATCCCAACAAGGGCCGTCTGGTCACCAGGTCTGAAGCGGGGAGGGTGGCAACTCTCTGGCATGAGCCCTTATATACAGTGAACACGGATCGCACCAAAAAGCCGCCAACCCAGGCGCTTCCCGAAAAACATGACCCAAGAGGAAACTACAATATCAGCTTGCCTGCCTCGTATACCGATATCGTCAACCGCCTGGTGCGAAAGTTTGGTGCTTCCAAGGAGGACGTATTGAGACAGGCGCTTGAACTGTTGGAAGGGTCGATTGCTTTTTAAAATAACCCGTAGAAAAATGTATTGACAATGCATATTTTTTGACTATAATCAGCGCAAATCTAGTACAAAAGGAGCCACAAAATGTCAACTCGAAATATCAGCCTGCCGGATCATCACGAAAAATTACTGCAAGAGTTCAAACAGAAATTCGGGATTTCGGCATCAGAAGCAATTCGGAGGGGTTTGGAGGCGCTTGCTTCAAGTTATCCCGACGCCTCCAGGAATACTGGAGGCGTCGGGATAACTTTGCACCAGGAAAATCCGTTCATCTGTGCAGGTTACTCGGGCGACACTTACTACTATATTGTGAAGCGCACTCTTAAGATCATCGCGTTAGATCCAGACGACCACGATAAAGAGCATCTTCTCACCTTAGCACCTATAAGCTACTGGGAAACCTGTTTCCCTTGCAGAGCTGGAGTCCACTGGGATAGCGCAATCAGCGCCCTTTTCAGGAAGCAGGAAATGGCCGGTATTTTTAACCCTAATGGTGCTGATGCGACGGTGGAAGACTTGAAGAAAGGCCTACATTTCCCTTGACAGAGAAGAAGAGGGCTGATATTCTCAGACTATGAAGAAGAGGGAGCCGACCCATCGCGAGCCGGCGCGTAATCCGGCAAGGAGGCATCACCATGGCACTCACCCAGATCGCAAGAAAAGACGGCAACGGCACAATGCACCGCGCCCACGTCCGGTCGGTAACGCTCGGGAAGGTCGAAGCCGCCGAAGCAGCCGGCGCGGAAATCATCATCAATACAAACTGGCAGTTCAAGGGCAAACAATTCACCCGTGTCGAAAAATTGAGCCAGACGAATTCCCGGTTCGGTGGGAAACCGAAACATATCATCTGGGCCTGCTACCGCTGACACATTCAGTTCACCCGGCGCACTGCGCCATAACCCATCCCATGGAGGGAACAATGATCGACATCGAAAACATGACCGTCAAGCAAGTCCGCGAACTGGCCTCGCAACTGGCCCCGTTCGTCACCCCGAACCAGAGCCCCACCGTAGATGCACCCGCGCCTCATCGCTACATCGGCAAATACGTGGTAGTCCGTACCTACTCCGCAGGCGTCCACGTCGGAACGCTCTACAGCGTCGCCGACTCTTTGAGCGGGAAGGAAGCAATTCTCACCGGCTGCCGGAGAATCTATTCGTGGGGTGGGGCATTCACGCTGTCTGCTGTGGCGGATTCCGGTATCAAGTCCGGTAAAATGGAGGTATCCCTGCCCGAAATGGCTATTGAAAACGTCATTGAGATTATCCCTTGCACTGACGAGGCGCGACTCAATCTTGTTGGGTTCCCGGTACACCAGCCGTGAAAGGCGAGACGGTTTTGGATAAAAGGGACGGCTCCGGCTCCGGCGACGGCTCCGGCTCCGGCGACGGCTCCGGCTCCGGCGACGGCTCCGGCTCCGGCTCCGGCTCCGGCGACGGCTCCGGCTCCGGCGACGGCTC